GCGGGAGCATTCGACATCACCGTTGCTCGTTGTCCTGTTGGATTGGCTGCTGCCGAATCCCATTCAAAACAGGCTCCATTATAAATAAGAGCGATTAATTTTGTACCATAGTTATCTAAAATCCATAAACCAGGATCAATGGTATAGTCAGCAGAAGAAGGGTCTCCCCATCCTACATACGCAGAAATATTAGTAACCGTAGCTCCCACTAAATGGGAAGCTAGCGTGGTTCCATTCTCGGCTCTTGGGCCTCCGGTTAAAGTATTCGTTGCAGTATCATTAGCCGTGAAACCTATGTCCTCTGTTCCAATTCTAATTTCTCCTGAAGCTGGAAAAGCGGAAGAGTCGGTTAACACTACCGTAGTAACTCCAGCATCAGCTGCGAGACCCGTTGCCAGCGTCGTGGTTGCGGGTCCAGGAGAGGTACCTGAATAACTTCCTGTTCCCCATCCATAACCTCCGAGTTGCTGAGCCGGTCCTACGGTATAATAACAATTACCTGTGGCACTTCCTGAAGTACTTAAAGGAGTTCCTGTTTCCGTCGTGGCCATCGTCACTTCAATCGTGGTTGCTGTGGGTGCAGACGTCACCATAAATTTTATATTTTCAAAAGAAGCATCATTAAAAGTAGAGCCTACTGCTGTTACTCCACTCACGGAAGTCATTAAAACAATGTCATCATCGATCAATCCATGGGGACTTGGAAAGGTTATAGTTACCGTTTTTGAAGAGGAACTACTGGTGAAATTACAGCCTGCAATAGTCGTTCGAATAGGATGGATGTCATAGAATTGACCTCCTGAATAAACATATAAAATTCTGTTAGTACCAATGGCAGCGTATTTAATACCTGCATTATCATCAAAGTGGTGTAAGGCTCGGCCTGCTCCTGTGAGTTTGTCCTCACCAAGTTGTTGCCATCCCCCTATCTTTTCAGGAGAACCATAACGAAAACGTACATAGTCTCCTCCGGTCCATTGACCTTCCGCTCCGGTAGATGTGACTTGTTTATTAAAGCCTGGTGTAAAACCTAGTTTTTGTAGCATAGAAAAATCCGTTTAATATACAAATATACTAGATCTAAATGGATTTCAACTGCTTATGAAGAGGCGTAGAAGACCTTTGTGGTGGAAAGAATCCCCCACGCCGATCTTAACTATATCTTATTTCTTCTGTGGAGGCAACTTAAAACCTTTAAACCATGAAGGCAGCCCTAGAAAAGGACGGGTGTCATAAAGGTTATCTTTAGCTGTTTTCTTAGTCCTATCATTATAGTGTAAAAAAACTTGCCCACAATCTTTACCTGGGAAGGCATCTCTCCAATGTTCTAATTCACAGCCCATGTAAACAAGCATATCTCCTTGATCTAAGTTTACTTTGATTCCTGCCATGCCAGTTTTACCGGATGGCTCTAAATAAATAGGCCATGGATCTCCACCTAAATTTAATGTGGTAGAGACTTCACAAGAATAACGATCTTTGTGGCGATGTAATACATCCCCAGTTTTGTATATTCTTGCATAAGAATAAGCCGGTTGTAATTTAAATCCAGTTTCTTTTTCCATTTTTTTATGGAGTCCTTGAAGTAGAGTGTCCATTGCAATGTCACAATAATGAGAATAAGTATTAGGAATTTGTTGGTCACCCCAGTGTCCCCATTCTTCTGCAAAAGGATTAATCCATCTCTGGTCAAAAAAGAATCGTGCTACTCTTCTTTTATTTAGAAAATAAGTATACACAAATTGTGCGAGTTCTTTAGAGATGGCTTGTTTTAAAACTTTATATTTATTTCTTTTGAATGACATGTTTCTCCTTTAATAATTTTTTTCTTTTTTCTTCGATTAATGTTTCCACGAAATCATCGGGAAATTTTTTAGGGTGTTGACCTAAAACCGTTTTAACATAAGCATTCTGTGTGGCTTGAGGTAGATGCATTATTTTATTTTTTTTTGTCATTTGCCTGTCTTTGTAACCATGTGGGTTGTGGGGGTTTTCCCAAAACATTATTAGGTACTGCTTGTATATTAAAATGAATAAAACGAAATGGCTCATACCCACTATCTACACTATACATATGGGGTAAATAAGAATTAAAAAAGATAAGTCTTCCTGGTTTAGCCGTATAATTAACTTGATGAGAGGCTTGAGTTATTCGAGAAGTATCTTTTTGAGGAAGTAAATTCATAATATTACCAGGTCTTGGGTCCTCAAACACGGGCATCGATGTTTTTTCGCTAGCTTTTAAAAAATAGAATCCAGAGATATGACCATTCCAGTGTGTATGAAGGGTATGATGCCCTCCTCCATCTTTAGAAAACTCTTGAACCCATAGTTCTGTAGTATAGATCGTATGATTACTTAAATCAAATCCTTGACCGTCGAGTAGATTCCATGCAGTAGCTCCAATATAGTCTTGGAGTACTTTAAATTGAGGATCGTTAATCAACGTACCTGAATGATGCACCCAGGGATGCTCTCCCTTGTTGCCATATTTTTTATTTCTTTTTTTAATTTCATCTAAATTATTTAAACGAGCTTGTTTAATATAAGCATCCGAAGCTGTGTTGAAACCTTTCACCCATTCCGGTTTATCGGTCCAATAAATAGGAGAAGAAAAATAATGTTCTGTATAAAGAGGTTCGGGTTGAGGTCTTCCATCGGAAGCTTTACACATTTCATCTAATATTTTTTTCTTTTTCTTTTTCATTTAAAGGGCCATCCTAAATGCCAATTAACTAAACTATAACGTTGTCCTGATTTAACAGGTTTAACTCGGTGCCAAACAAAAGAAGGAAAAACTACCATGTCTCCTTTGCCAGTTACCTCTTGACATATTCTGGTATTTCTTTTTTTATCAGGATCTAAGTTTCTAAAATCAAATTCTAATTCTCCACCTTTAAAATCTTTGGGATCAGAAAGTAATACAACTGAAGAAAGTTTTCTTATTTTTCCATGACTAGGAGTATTAGGTTGATTATATGTATGCTCCCAACTATCACAATGCCAATCATAATGTTGACCTTTTCTATAATAAGTAAATTGACAGGACTCTGAAAAGTCCCATTGAAAATTCCACCCTGCGTTTTGATTAGCTACTCGTAAAAGAGGGTGAGTTTCTTTATATAACCAGTCTTTTTTAAGTCTTTAGTTTGAGACTTACTAAGTCTTTTAGGATCCCCATACCCACCGGTCACTGCCATTTGTTCTTTAAGAGACAAACCATATCTTTTAATATGATCACAAATCCTCTCCGGGATTGCTTTTTTAAAAAACCAATAATGATTATGTAGATTCATCTTTCTCTTTCTTTATATCATATTAACTTTTTAAGTCAATTTGATCTATATCAATTATGTTAAAGTTAAACAGCCTGATACTGTAAATCTAGCTACTTTACATCCTCCTGGAGTAGTGCTCACTGTGTTTGTACATGGCGTTACTATAAATCCTCTTGCTGATGGGGCACGAACAATAACCACCCCTGAACCACCATCACCTCCCGGTGAATCGGATGATGGACTAATGGGTCCGAATGCAGGATTCTCTGTTCCTCCACCACCGCCACCACCAGTATTAGCTGAACCATTCTGAGTAGGAAGAGCGGGAATTGTTTGTGCAGATCCTACACCTCCGCCACCATTTCCACCAGGAACAATAGCTGTCATAGGATATTTTCCTCCACCACCTCCACCTGCGTAAAACACAGGAGAGCCAGTAATACAATTTTCTTTACCTACACCACCTGGTCCACCAGCTGGGCCGGGACCAGCGTTTCCACCAGCAGCTCCAGCACCACCACCTCCAGATGAAGCTTGACAGTTAGGATTTGATCCACCAGGATTTCCTTGAGGACCTCCTAATGGGGCAGGAACTGCCGGATCATTTCCAGAACCAGCACCACCACTTTGTCTTGGTTGTCCACCACCTGATCCTCCGGGACCACCACCATCACCAGCGGGGCCACCACCTTGTCCTTTACCTCCATATCCACCACCTGTGGATGTTAAACAAAATACACTTGAATCTGAACCTTTGGCACCATGACCAGTAGCACCGGGTGGACTTTGCACTCCACCAGCGCCTCCAGCGCCTATTACGACACTATAGGTATTATAACTTGAAATAGGAGTACCTGAAGCTGCGGGAACTCCGTAAGAAGTTCTGTATCCTCCAGCTCCGCCACCAGCACCTCCACCGCAACCCGCTCCACCGCCACCACCTCCGGCAACGATTAGCCAATCAACGGTTGCTGTAGCTTCTGCTTGAACCCAAGTGCCTGCAACTCTTTTTGAATATTGTGCTTGTTGAGGCCACATACCTGAGGCCATATTTAATTCTTTTGTAAGTAAAACTCCTGAGCCACCTGCTCCAGCATCATTTCCACCTGGAGGAGAGCTTCCTCCGCCACCACCACCGGTATTAGCAACTCCATCTTTTCCATCTGAAATAGCTCCACACACAGGGGATCCTGAAGCAACGCCACCATCGCCTCCACCACCAGTTCCGCCTACTGCTATTTGACCTGGAGGAGCTCCACCTGGAGTTCCAGGTTTTCCTGCGCCACCACCGCCTCCGCCTGCAAATACTCCGCACGCTGTATTTCCTTTACCTGGGGTATTAGCTGCATAAAAAGGTTGAGGGGCTGTTCCAAAAAAAGGGGCTAAACTTCTACCTGCACCGCCAGCGCCACCATGAGAATTAGGAGCGCATGCATTTGTGCCTACAGCTCCAGCTCCACCACCGCCTCCGCCTTGTTCACCTGAAGCGTTAGCACCATTACCTCCATCATACCCTTGTACAGGAGTTAAAGGAGGAGTATTTCCACAGAATCCACATTGAGGAGGAGTTTTTCTTCCTCCGCCGCCTGAACCACCGGGTCCACATGTTCCGGGAAATCCACCAGCTCCACCACCAGTTACTGTTACACCAAATGCTACGCTAGGATTTCCTCTTACTGAAACAGGAGCTGGATAATCTCCAGCACCACCTGCTCCAATAGTAATAGGATAACCTGTTGCTCCGCATACTGATGCGCATTCAGTAGTATAAACTCCACCACCACCTCCGCCACCTCCACCATCAGAATCTCCACCTCCACCACCAGCTATGATAGTGTAAGTAAGAACAGATGTTCCGGGTTGTGTTGTGAATGTTCCTGTGGCTGTAGTCTTGGTAACTTTATTTTTACCGAAAGAAGTCTTATTGACTTTTCCGATTAAACCACCTTGTGCACGACCTGTTTTGGCCATTTGAGTCTCCTTATGCGGACACCCAAGCTAAACCTGATGCGTCCCAGTTCCAATTTGATTTGTCTGATTTTTTAATACCGGTCCACTGTTGTCCAGCTTCATCCCAAGAAAGTGTATAATCTGATTGATCTCCTGCAGGATATGTAACCGGTGCTTCCCAATCATCATTAGCATTCAATGACCATGAAGCATAGGGTTGTGCTCCTAAAAATTTATTTTTACCTGAATCATATATCATGCCGATTCCTGCATATTGTTTTCTAAAATTACTATTGTAAGAAGTTTGTTTCCAAATTCCACCATTAAAAAATGTAGAGCACCAGTTTTCTCCACTAACGTGTTCATCAGCTTGTACATGAGCATTGTCAACAACAATTACTCTTTTTACAACTAAAAGAGTATCAGCGGTAAAACCTGTCGGATCTACTTTAGATTCTAATTCTGCAAAATGTGCCATTTTTTTGATCTCCTTCTCTATTTATATAAAAAATTTATACATTTGTAAACTACAAAGTCAAGGTTCCTGATACCGTAAATCTAGCTACAGTGCAAGACCCTGTTGTACTTACTGTATTAGTACCCGGGGCTACTGCAAAACCTGCAGGTTTACATGCGGTAGCTATCCTAAATATAGCAACTCCAGAAGACCCATCACCTGCTTTATACTCAGAACCCGACGTTTGACTGGCACCTCCACCACCAGAACCGGTCGATGCAACTCCATTGGTTGCTTGACAACTCGTAGGACTGGCGTGTCCTTTACTACCACGACCACCTACACATGATCCTCCAGGTCCACCAGGTCCACCACCACTTCCAGCTGCTCCACCACCTCCGCCAGCGTACCATACAGGACTTCCTGTTATACAGCTTTCTAATCCAACTCCACCAGGACCACCAGCATCTGGAGCACCAGGAGATCCATCACCACCAGCACCACCACGGCCACCTCCACCACCTCCTGATTCAGGGTTAGGGCCACCAGCGCCACCATCATTTCCTTGAGGTCCACCTTCGGGTGCAGGAATAGCAGGATCATTACCTGGTCCTCCTGAGTTTCCAAAATCTCCACCACCACCTGATCCGCCGGGACCACCATCACCCGGTGATCTTCCACCATAACCACCACCATAAGCTGTTTTAAATGAAATTACTGTATCAGTTCCTGCCGAACCATTACAAGAAGTCGGACTTTCACGTCCTGCACCACCAGCACCAATTGTAACTGGGTATGTGCTTCCATCATAAAGAGTTAATCCACCTGCAGCGGGAACTCCATAAGAAGTAAGTAAACCTCCAGCTCCTCCACCACCAGCTGAGTCTTTTCCTCCGCCTCCGCCACCACCTACCATTAGGTAGTCTAAAGTTGCTGAAGCTGCGGGATAAGCCGCGTTAAATAATCCTGTACTTGTAAATGCGTGTTGTGTTTTACATCCAGGAACAGATGAAACTGATCCTCCAGATGCTTGTTGAGAGCCTGGGTATTGAATAAGAATTGTACCAGAACCACCAGCTCCAGAAGGTGTAGGAATACTTGGCAGACTTCCGCCGCCTCCTCCACCACCAGTGTTAGCTGTTCCAGCAGTCGCTCCTTGAGGTGCTGGACCATTATCTAAATTTCCTTTTCCACCGCCACCGGGCGTTGCTGCTCTAGGGCCGGGAGCACCTGCTCCTGATCCTCCAGATCCACCACTTGCTCGAGCTGTACAATCTCCGGGCCATACCGCTATACCTGCACCACCAGCTCCTCCATATCCATCGGAAGATGCTCCTCCAGTTTCTGTACCCGTTGCATTGGCACCAGCGCCTCCAGCGCCACCACCTCCGCCAGCACCAGCATTATCATGATTTAGTCCACTGCCACCAGGATAACCTGAAGACATAAAAGCACTAGGAGTGTTTCCACACCCACCTAAGGCTGGTCTAGTAGGAGCAGGAATTACTGCTCCAATACCTCCACCACCACCTGATCCACCAGGTTGTCCATAACCTGCAGTTGATACACCGGCATTAGTAGGGGCTGGAGAATTATATCCTCCTATTCCACCTCCATACACGGTCATTGTTTGAATATCGGGTCCACTAAAAGTAGTAGAATTTCCTTTTCCTTCACACCCTACGTTAGAGCATAAACCTCCTACACCACCAGCTCCAATAGTTGCTGTATAAGTATTACCTGCTGCTAACTCTAAATTTGTATTATATTGATAACCACCAGCTCCACCGCCGCCACCACTACCTCGTGCGCCTGCGCCACCAGCTCCAATTGCTAAAATATTTATTGCGAAAGTACTCGCAAAACTCCAATTATTATTTAATGCTTCTGCATATTGTTCTTCCATGCTCCACATACCTGAAACACTAGTAACAGCTCCTTTTTCTTTAACAAAAGCCACACCTGATCCACCAGCTGCACCCGGACTTCCTGGTGTATAGCCACCGCCACCTCCACCACTACCTGTCACAGCTACACCTTCTAATCCGCCACTTGAAATACCGGGAGCAGGATTACTGCTAGGTCCACCTTGACCACCACCTCCAGCTCCACCAGCTCCGCCTGGATTACCAGGAGTATTATTTGTTCCACCGCCACCACCAGCAGCTAATTTACAAGCACCGCCTAAAGTGCCACCGTAAGGAGTTACATAATCTTCTACACAAGCTCCAACACCACCATATCCACCTGTACCAGGTTGTCCATCTTGTCCTGCTCCACCAGCTCCACCGCCGCCACCGCCAGCTTGACCGCTTGCTGAATTGCCTCCATCATTTCCTTGACAAGCTGTACCACAGCCTCCTCCATCAGGACGACTTACTTCCGATCCTCCACCAGAACCACCAGGAGATCCATCTGAGTTAGTTCCACCGCCACCACCAGCAGTTGATGTATAAGTAGTGCCGCCTAAAACAGCGACTGAATTACTTCCAGAAACCGCAGTGCCCGGATTAGTGTTAGTAGCACCTCCTGCACCAATTGTAATAGGGTAACCTGTTGAACTACAAACAGAAATACAAGAAAGAGTTCGATATCCTCCTGCGCCTCCACCACCTGCTATACATGTAGATAAACTTGATCCCCCAGATCCACCACCAGCCACAAGAGTGACATCTACTTTTGACGTGCATGCAGCTGTAGTGTGAGTTGCACTAGTTGTGTGAATTGAAACTTTGGGTTTGATTATTTTACCAACTGGGTTTGTAGGTCCGATAATTCCGCCATTAGCCATAGAATTATATTACCTCCCTAATCGATTAATGCTTCATATGATAAGAATAAATCTAAATCAGATGCAGCACTCGCTCCACCTTTTACCACATCCCCTTCCATTAAATAGATAGGTGTGTCTAGAACTACCAATGAGGAGTCCGCGGGAACTGAAATTGTTTTTGCTAAATAGAAACTTCCTGAAGTATCAAAGTTTGTAACACCTGCTGGAGTAGCATTTGCTTTAACTACATATAAAGTTAAATCTGCTGCTGATGAACCATCAACGTTAGCACATATAATTCTATTAACTTTAACAACATATTCAGAAGTTACTGTTAATAAAGTTGTAGTAGTTGTAGCTGATAAATTCCAACCTAATGATACGCCATTAATTGTTGCGACTGAAACTATATTTGGATTTGCCATATTTTAATTCCTTTTTGTTTTTACCCGAAAATCATTGCCATTGCAATAGCTTTTCCTGTTGATATTCCAGCACTCGACCAAGATAAAGTACCAGAAGCATTAGATGTCAAGGCATACCCTGAACTAGCTGCATCTGCAGCGGGTAAAGTCCAAGTTACTGCACCAGATACTGTTGTTGGGGCTTTGAAACCGACAGCGGCCGAATTATCAGCGTCATTAAATAAAAGAGCATTATTGTTAGATAATGTAATTCCTGAAGATGATGCAAAAACGTCTACAATATCAGGATTAGTACCATCATTAGCCGTAGCATATATAAGTTTAAATCCTTTATCTGTAGTAGACCAAGTTACACTGTCCCCGGAACCTGAAACATATTTAAATTGAACTGTATAAGCACCACTTGTACTGTTTTTAATTAAATACCAGTTTTCTACATCAAGAGGTATAGTGACAATTTTAGCTCCTGTAATTGCTTGAGGAGACTCTGCTCCTAAAATAATAACTCTTGTTGCAAGAGTTGCTCCTGTTGATCCATCAGAAACTGATAATGTAGTAGTGTTTGCTCCAGAGCCGCCGCCATTCAATGTTTGAACTGCATAGCCACCTGAAATCTGTTCTAGAATATCTAAATTTGTATTAGTTTTTGTTCCCCATGTACCGGCATTTTCGCCAGTTGCCATTTTTTCTACACCTAAAGGTGTGTATGTTGATGCCATAATCTTCTCCTAAGCTGCTTCACCAGTTACATCTGTATAACTGATATTTGATCCTGTTGCAACATTCGAATATGATGTATTCGAACCCGTTGAAATATTACTATAGGACGTATTTGAGCCTGTGTCAACATCCGCATAAGCGATAATTCCAGGTACTCCCACACTCGCCGTAGCTTCTTGACCCGTTAATCCTATAACCATTTGAGTAGGAGTAATAGCTCCTACACTTGCTGTGGCAGAGACTCCAGTCAAACCAATTGCCATCGCCGCTGGCGTAATTGCTCCTACACTTGCGGTTGCTGAAACTCCAGTAACATCGATTAATTCAACGGAAGCAACTGTTACTGATCCCACTGTCATAGTGGCTGAAACGCCCGTCAATCCCATAACATCGGCAGGTGCAATTGTTCCTACACTTGCTGTCATAGCTTGACCCGTTAAACCAACGGTCATAGCTGCCATGGAAATAGAACCTACTGAAGCAGTAGAACTTAATCCTGTAGGTGTTTGAATAGTACTTAAATTAACATCTGGACTTCCAATCGAAGCCGTTGCCGATAAACCTGTAAGTGTATAACTAAATTCAAGAGTAAGAGAACCAAGAGATGCAGTAGCAGAAACTCCAGTCGGAGTTTCAATTGCTTCTAATACACTGCCCCATCCATTTTCACCCCAATCTAAAGTACCCCAACCAGGGTATTGTACAATCTCTACTGATCCTATAGAGGCAGTAGCTGAAAGTCCTGTAAGGACAGCAGTAGGTGAATCACCATAAGCTTGAGAACCCCATTCAAGGCGTCCCCATCCTGATTTAATAGTAGTAGCGTCGTTCCACCCGGCTTGACCCCAGGTTAGTCGCCCCCAGCCTGAAGAAACATCTGGCATAAGGAATCCTTCCTTACGCTATTCTTAGGATAGCGTCCGAAGCGTCAGCTGTTGGAAATTGAATTGTGAAAGTTCCGCTTGAAACTGTTTTATCTCCACCAAAAGCAACAGCACATACAGAATCAGTTGTTGATGATCCTGTTCCAGTTGTTGTGTTGTAGATTAAAGCAGCATTAGCAGTGAAAGAAGCTGATGTCCACGAAATATCAGAAAAGTCACAATACGCCGTAGTACCACTTGAAGTTGGAGTTACGCTCGTTAATGCTTTTCCTCCAGCTGTGTAAGCTGTACCTGATGTATTTGTAACTTCATTAGTTGATGCATAATCAGTTGTAGCGGCTCCAAGAGTTGCTGAACTCGTATACAATGCAAGTTTAAATGTATCACCTGTAGACGCAGTAAAATTGTGTTCGCCTTTTAAAAGCTCTACTTTGAAAGAGGTACAAACTGCTGATGTATTAGCCATATTTTTCTCCTAATTATTGAGGTGGAGACTCGATTGGTATACGAACTGTTCCATCCGTATAGTCATCTCTTCGTCTTCTACCTATTTGCATTCCTGCAAATTTCTCTATCTCTTGTTTATACTTATTTTCATAAAGTGTCAACATATCCATTGGGCCTTTTAAATACCCATAAGCCTCTGCTAAACAACAGTATAATAGACCTTGCGGGAAGTTTAAACTAATATAATTAGTCTGATTCCCTGACTCTAAAGTAGCAGGCATAAGATTATAATGTACCTTAAACATATAAGCTGCATCTGGAACTGGAGCAAACATTAGTCTTCCAGAAAGAGTATCTGATAAACCAGTGGCTCCTCCAAACATAGCGTAGTATTTAGGTTTTCCTCTTTTTCCCGATTCAGTAGATGGGACATACTCTTGTAAAAAAGTTCTATCTCTTTTTAAGAGCCAAACATTATCACCCGTTACTGCAGAGGTAGAAGTATAGACTTGAACTCCTCTAATAAATAAAGCTCCAGCAGGACAATTAATAGTCGTTTGACCCGCTACTAAACTTCCCGTTTGAGCTTTTCTATCTGAATCAATCGGCACATCGTACATGATTCTTTGTTGTGCATTTAAAATAATATTTTCTAAAACATCTGTAGTAAGAACCGTATCCCCTACTTCTGTGTAGTTTCTAATCTGTGTTACTAGTGTTGTATAACTAATTCCTGACATTATGGCCTCATATTCACTGGTCCACCAAAAGAAAAAAACCCTCCACCGGTTTCTGTGCTAGACGCATTGTTTTTTAAACTAAACGTAAAACTATTACTTACTGTAACAGATCCCGGAGGAGAAGCAATTGTTTCAGTTGTTGTTTGTTTTGTAATTTTGTAGGACCCATAAACTTTAGCTCCCGTTAAATGAGAAGTTGCTGTTGTATCCAAAGGCGTTATGCCCCCTATAGGTGCAGCTGATCCTCGAGTTAATCCTGATAAAGTGTTTGATCCTGTAGTGTTTGTTGTATAGTAAATTGTTTCACTCACATTATTCCCTTCATCATAATCTATAGTCTCACCTGTAGGCTGAACAAAATTTTCTATAACAATATAACCCGGAGCTGGAAACTGAGAGCTATCAGCTAATACTAAACTTGTTGCGCTATCGCTGATTCCACCATTTAAAGTAGTTGATAATTCAAGAGTAGCTTTAGCCACTCCTCCTACCGCATTACTTATATTTTGAAATCTAATATAATCATTAGTTGAGAAAGGTTGATTTTTACATTTAACTGTAACCGAAGTACTACTTCCCGTAGTGGTAATAGGATTGTTATCTAAAACCACAGGTGTAGCAAAAGCCTTACGAGATGGTTTTGCATGAGCCAATCCTTGTGGATCACCGACCACGGGTCGTGGCATAAGCTGTGGTTGTTTAGGTTCATATTCAGAACTATGTACCCACATGCCAGTCCATTCTTGAACCATTTCTCTATAAGGAAACGCAAGACCAGATCGGTCTGAAATCATTTTTGCATATTTACCTTGTGAATAATTTGCCATTATTTTTTACCGTA